GCGTCACGATACGTAGGATTGATAATCCCATCAACCTTATACGGCTTGAACTTGTTAGTCAGGACTTGCTCGATCCGCTTGCAATTCATCATGAATGTAACTTCAACCTTCGGCGTACGCAGTGCATCCGCTGGATTGTTTGCACAGATTGCCTTACCACGTTTGTTATTGGGGAGGATCAGATCGATAACAGACCCACGCCATTTGTCGATACCCTTTTCGCATAGAAATGCTTCGAGTGCCTCACCGCCGAACAGCACAATAACTTCGACGTTAGGCAATTGACCGACTTCCCATAGGACTAGCTCACACCACTTGGTGAACTCATCAGGATGTATCTTAAACTTCTCGTCGTCGCTGAATGCGATTTGTCGTTTGATGACATTCGTCACATATACGGTATCGCGAGTAAGACCGTATTGTTTAACGACGGACCACAGTAATTGGCCTGACTTACCAACGAACGGTATACCTTGACGTGCCTCTGATTCGCCTGGACCCTTACTTATGAACGCTACCTTCGCGTCCAATGGGCCACTGCTTAGGCATTGAATTTCAAGTCCCTGCGTGTCGGCAAGTGCTCGGACTTGAGACTCTAGCTCGTCACGGGTTAGATTTCTGCTCAACATTTGACAGCCTTTCTATGATCCTTGGTGCGAGTTGCTGCATTTTAAGTCGAAGCCGATCTTCTGAACCGTCGTTGCGTACATAGAAATCGGCCCCAGGGATTGTGAATGGGTACGCACTTTCGACACTCTTCCTAGCTACATCAACTAATACGTATTGGCCTAGTCCTAGGACATCGTTAGCATTAACTCCATCGTCAACGACACAATACATAGGCGGTTTATGGCCCTCGATACGCGCTCTTAATAGTACGCCGAGCACGCGCGGCCCATAGTTGAAACGCATATGCTGCTGTTCGCGTTGAATAAACTCACGAAGCGATTTGTTACTTAACGCTTCTATTGGATCGGTCATTTCCAGATCGAGCGCAGGATAGTCTAGTAAGTTTTCAGCATACGCAAGAACAGGAAACGAGAAACTGTCATGCTTAACTGAGTAACCTAGTGCCATCAATGCGTTACCCAGGGCTGTTGCTGCTGTTGTCTTACCACTATTGTGCGGTCCTGTTAACGCTATGTACTTGGTCATCGTTTTGTCCTTTGCTTTGCTTTCACTTGTCTCTTCTCTCTCTTCTTAACGATTGTCCCATAGCGTGTCTGTCACAGATAACTATCACTTGGTTCCTGGCGCGAGTGATGGCTGTATAGAAGTTGTTCCTGTTTAACAGAAATGGAGCACGTCGTGAGATGCAATACACTATCGTATCGAATTCTGAACCCTGGCTTTTGTGTGTTGTGATGGCGTAGCCAAGTTCTATTTGTTTCCTTGGATCGTAGTTCGTCATCGCCTGTGCGTATGCGTTATACGTGCGTACTCTTGGAGGGATTTCAATGTGTTGCCTATCGTTTGTGTTAAGCCATAATGTGCCTTCTTCGGGATCGATCTCTGTGATGCGTCCGATCTCACCGTTGAATAATCGCAGTTCGTAGTCATTCTTGATCCACAGGAATTTGTCATGCGCTCGCACTACCAACGGCTTGTCGTGTGAGTCAAACCGAGGTATGCGAAGGAGTTCCTTCTGTCGGTTTAGCCTAAGCTGAATGGTTGGGTTGACTACACCAGTCCCGACGCTTCCTTTACGTGTAGGCATAATGATTTGATTGTTGTCGCTACCTAATTCTGGATGCGCTGAGACTAACTTAAACAATTGAAGCAATGGCTGATCAGTATACACAACATGGAAATGATCATTGTTACGCGGCACTAAACCACGCAAGACACGATAAGCGTTCGACACAATAGCGTCGCCGCTGCGGAAATTATACGTCAACTCGATTGACGGAAATCTATGCAGCAACGTTCTGAATGGAGGATCGCCATCTTCTACAGGTAGCAATTGATTGTTGTCACCAAAGAAACGGATCACGCCTTTCTTAGGTAATGCATCCATAAGGTGACGATAGAGTTGCGGTCCTACCATCGATGCTTCGTCTACGATGATAACGTTTTCCTCGAACGGGTTGAACTTGTTTCGCCTAGGCTCGTTAGGCTTGCGTTCCTCAAAATGAATAATGTCACTATCATCGGGGTCCGTGTCGATGATGACCGGATCGTCCGATGGCATTGGGAACTCAAGTAGTTTGTGGACTGTGACCGCTTTGATGCCTGTTAGTTCTTGGATGCGCTTAGCCGCTCGTCCAGTCGGGGCGCATAGGGCTACTTTCTCGTTTCGCAACGCCACATAAACCTTACCTAGAACGAACGTCTTGCCTGTACCCGCTCCACCTGTGACAGATACGATGCGTTGCTTTAGATCGGTACACATGTCCACTGCATATTCTTGCTCGCTGGACGGATGGATGATCGTGCTTTCTTCTTCGGTATGGTTGCTGCCTTCGAAACGGTCGTCGTCAGTGTGACTCATACTCACTCCCTTCTCCACTTGACCTTGTTTCTCCAACTCGCGTAATCAATCCCTGGTGGTGTGAACGGACTGAACTCAGCCTCGATCAAATGCGCATTGCGATTCTCGACCTTGGATATATCTTCTCGGACGATTGTTATTCTATAAACGGGTTCGAAGCCTACGTCGGCATCAGCGTCGTCATTAAACTTGACGAACACCTGTCCAAACGCGAGCTTCGACATGTTCCAATAGTCAGGCCCTCGATCTGAGAACAAATCGCCTGGCTTCAAATGCTCTGCTTCGACCAATGTAGCTACAATACGAACTGTGCGCTCAGGTCGAACAACTCGTTGAAGGAAACGTCTTCGCATCGTTTATCCCTTCTTCGAGGCTATCTCTGCAACAACAGTTCGTGCGGCTTGAACCACTAAGGTCCGCACGAACTGTGACGCAGTAAGGTTTAGTTCCCTTGCGGCTAGATTGACTGTCCGCTTGTCTTGTGGACGGATGCGCACTAATAGCTGATCCGATCCATTGACGATGTGCTCGTCCAGTCTGATTAGTACGCTTTCCATCTTACGCCTCTTCGTCTTTGTCGAAATCTGATTCCAGTCGTATGTTGTTCAACCAACTGATGAACTGATGATATTCATCTTCGTTTGAACATATACGATGCACATCTATTATGAGAGCGTCGGCCTGCGCGGTGAGAATCGACTGTGCTGCTAACTGAGGGACATTCGGTGGACCCTCCGTTTCCCATACCTTAAGTAGCGTGTTGTAGATCATGTCTCGGAGTTCTTTTTCCATTGTTTGTTTCCTTATGTTTGAATGGCGTGTGAGTCAAACCCACACGCCACTTTGTCAGTTACCGAGTACCGCGACGGCCTGCACGACGCGGTGCGACTTCCTCAACTTCCGCAGCCGCAGCCGTAGCCCGACGTGAGGTAGTAGTCTCCACCACTTCGTCTTCGGCCGACTCAATGGCATAGATTTCGGCTCGCCTCTCACCTTCGAAAGGTCGGCCGAGACGTACACGTAGCCTAGCGCGTTGTCCCATCCAGTCGTTTGGGTTGATTGTAGTTGTAGCAGTATCCAACCCAATCGCTGCAATGAACTTTTGAAGATTATACAACGCACGTCGATCCTTGGAAGTAGGAACCAACTGCCGCTGCCAGTACATGTTCGCACCATCCTCGAACTGGTCCTGTAGATCGGCAGGAATTTCCTCCGTGGGGATCGTGAACTTGACCGAGTACAGTAGGTTACCTTTACCAGAGGTAAACTTCTGCACGTCGGTAATCTCACCGATGTAGATACCCGGAGGAAGTTCCGGGGGTTTCTCTACATCGGCCAGAGACTCGCCTAGCTCGATAACGTCGAGTTCGTCGTCTTCTTGCATGATATGCTTCCTTGCTTGACTGGATCGGAGTCCAAGCGTTAAAGGTTACCCTGCCGTCCCAGGTGTTTCTTGCTATTCTGCCTTACCCTTTTCAACTCGCGGTATGATGTACTTGTACTTAAATCCGTCCTTGCGTTCGAACTGTGTGCCTGTCACGTTGTACGTACCTGCGGTCGGGTTCTCACAGTTGGTATGACTCACACCGTACTTGGTGACACCTTTTAAGTCATACTTCACGATCCGATAGCGATGGTTTACCGTTACCGGAAGCATACATTCGCGACAGAAAGGCATGGTTCTGTCAGCCACATAGCCTTCTCTATTTGACATTTTTCGTCTCCTTTGGTGGCGGAAGTGGTATTTTAGCACCATTCCTATCCACCCATTGATAGTACCAACCAGCAATTGTCATCTGACCATTGGCACTATCAGGCAGATCGGCATCGTATTTCAGCACGAATTCTGCATGTTTTTCCCTCTGCGAGAACATGCGTGACTTCATCGGTTTGCGTAATCTGGTCGGCCTGATCGCAATTCTTCTCTCTTTGTCACCATGAGGATCGATTGACATGTACCAGATTTCAGACAGTCGCCATGTCACATTGTTGACCAATTTGCCACCAAGCATAACGCCGATGTAACTAATGATCTCCTTACCATCTTGAACCATGGTGGTCGGATCGTCTTCATGTGCCGTGATTATGAGATGCACATTGTGCTTGGCCGTGACTCTCAAAAGACCGGTAATCGTTTCGAGCACAATGGCATTTCTACCGCCGTATGCACCTTGTCCCGGTGCCTCCATCGTTGGCACAAAGCCTCCACCTTTGTTGCTTGAGCCTATGCCCTTACCTACCGAATGCTGTAATGCCTTAAATGAAATGGCCGTTAATGAGTCACACACCACCGTTTCAATGTTTTCATTGTCTGATAGAATTTGATCTAGACCGAATGGATTCTCGCTCTGTGCATGCTTGAATAGATCATTTGCCGTCATTGAACTCACGTTCGCCACATGCACGTCAGGCCGGTGCATAACTGATACATGTTCTTGGTCGCCGAATGATATCCATAGCTTATCACCTGGGGCAGTCGCGGCGAATGTCGTCTTGCCGCACGTCGCAGAGCCCCATAAGAGAATGGCCATTCGATTCGGTGCTTCGGCTCCGCTCTTGATTTCCACAGGGCCGAGCGAACCGATGATCTTGCTTCGCTTTGGCGCAACATCCGCAACACGAACCGAAGATGTAGTAGCAACATGGGTACCTGCACTGCGAATAGGCGCGTTTTTCGTTAACATATGCTAATCCTCCACACCTAGTTCCGACGGCGAGAGCGCAGCTGGTATCATTTGGTCCCATTGTTCCAGCCTCCCTTCGAACGTGTCACCACAAAACGATATAAGCGAACACGGCCGAAAGTATCTATTGCACGAATGAGTATACCTTGGCGCGTATTCGTAATGGTCTTTATAGAACTCATACTGATCGGCGGTGTGACGAAACCAGAAAGCCCAGCGGTG